GTGATGCCGGGGTCTGGGGCAGTGACCTACGATGCTACGCCCCGAGGCTCACCTGAATCCGAGGATTCGCAGAAACCAGTCCCACAATCGGGCCAGAGGCCCTAGAGAGGATTTACCTGTGGTGCTCCACCCTCTTCGCCCTCCGGCGCGACTGCGCCGGTCCAGCCGGGGTCTACCTCGCCCTCCGGGGTCGGCAGGGAGTTGTCGGGGTGAGGCTGGTCGTTGGGGTCGACCTCTTCGGTGTCGGGCTGGTCGAGCGCGGCGAGCTTCTGGAGCGAGGCCTGGAGGTTGGTCACGTTGGCCTCGGGCAGCGGGGTGCCAGCGGCCTCGGCGGCGGCGATGAGCGCCTCGATGTCGGAGCCAAGCTCGTCGGCGACGTCGCTCACGGCCTGGGCGTACTCGTCGAGCGCTTCCTGTTGGATCTGTACTGCGGTCATGGTGTCGTCGGCTTTCTGGTGTAGGGATGCGAGCGATACTTCGATGCGAGCGAGATGAGCGAAGATCGGTTGAAGCAGCCATTCCAGGAAGCTCATGCGCGCACCGCTCTCTCCACATCTCTTGCCCGTCCAACTCTAGGCTTTGACAGGCCTCCGGCGCAGGAAGTTCTGGTGAACGTCAGCCCGCCAGCGCCTTGATCCGGTCGGGCCGGAATCCGGACCAGTGGTTGTCCCCGCCCGCATGCACGACCGGCGCCGACAGGTAGCCCAGGTTGGTCACGAAGGCGTGCGCCTCGGGGTCGGTGGACAGGTCGCGGACCTGGTGCGGGATGCCGTGTTTCTCCAGCTGCTTCTTGGTCGCCGTGCACTGCGGGCACGCGGGCTTGGAGTAGAGCGTGACCATATCGTCCTCCATAGCCGCACTATAGCTTTTGGCCCTCTTGGCCCTGCCGGTGGGGCCGTGGTAGCCCATCTCGTAGTAGCTGTCGCCGTTCTGGTAGAGGTGCTTGGCCGGAACGGTCATCTTGATCACCGGCAGGTCCTGGGCCGGATCGTCGGGGTGCATGGCGTGCTGTCGGGCGTACTCCAGCGAGGGGGTCACCCAGTCGCCCTTGTTGATCGTCTCGTTGCCGTGCGGCAGTGCCCGGTAGACGTCGACCGGCGCCTCGGGGTTGCCCCGCACCTGGTTGTAGACCCTGCTCACGGCGCGGGTGTCGGCCTTGCTGGTCTCCCCCGAGTTGTAGTAGTGCGGGTGGGTGTACCAGTCCTCCGGGACGCCGCCCAGCCCGCCGCCGTAGTCGTCGCCGGTCATGTCGTGGATGGGGAAGCCGGTGCCCGGTCCGGGGGATTGGTGGTGCCCGGCGTACTCGTCGTAGACGTCGCTCATCCCCAGCCGGAAGCGCCTGGCGTACAGGTGGCGCTCGTGGGTGATCTCGGGGCGCCCGGTGCCCCAGTCGACGTCGAAGTAGTTGCCCAGCCCGCTGGGCTTGAAGTGCGGCACCTTCTTGATCATCTCGTCGTGGTACTCGGGGGTGTCGACGTAGTGCGGCGAGGAGTCGGTGACCCGCCCGCGCTGCCACTTGCCGGTCTCGGGGTGCTTGCGGAAGACGAAGTCGGTGGTCGGTCCGCCGTCGACCGGCTCGTAGGGGTGGTTCTGCACCAGCTTGTCGATGTGCTGTCCCAGCGCGCTGTTGGGGTCGACCTTGTTCTGGAAGAAGCTGTCCGGATTGTGCGGCGCGTAGTGGATGTAGCTCTCCAGGTCCGGCTTGCTCATCATGTCGGCCACCTCGGTGCGGTGGTTGCCGTCCGAGAGCGTGGCGCCGACGCCGTTGGTGACGATCTCGACCGGCGGCAGCTTCTTGCCCTGCTCGATGCCCTCGACGATGTCCTCCTCGTTGGAGCCTTCGCTGCCACCACCCGAGGACCAGCTGTTGGTGAAGTTGTTGCGGTAGGGCTTCTCGTCGGGGTCATAGGAGTCGGTCCAGACCGAGTCGCGGTACTGCTCGGGGGTGGTGATGGCCGGGTTGAACTGCCTGTGCTGCAACAGATCTCCGGTCGGCACGGTGTAGGTGGGGTCTCCCGGCTTGGATCGCCAGGGGGTGGCTTCGCGCAGCCACGGCGCCAGCATGTCGTACTGCTCGCGCGCCGTGACGATGCGCCGTGTCATGTCCAGAGCAGCCAGTCGTCGACGGTGTCGTCGCGGAAGGAAGCCTGGCGCTGGAGGGGCACGCCAGGGTTGCGGTAGGCCCAGCGGGCGCCGAGATGATGGGGATCCTCCTCGGGCGACCCGACGTGCTCGGGCGGCTGTGGTGAGTGGTGCTCGACGTAGGCGTCGAGCAGGTCGACCCACTCCTCGGGATTGCGGCTCATGAAGACCTTGCGCCACAGCGGGGGCATGCCCGCGAGGTCTTCGGGTTCCAGCGCTGCGGCCTTGCCCCTGGACTTGTAGCTCTTCTCGGCGAACTGCCAGTCGGCGGGCCGTCCGCCGCCGCCCAGCTCGGCCTCGTGCTTGATGGGCGCACCCGTCTCGGGGTTGCGCTGGCGCTCGAAGTAGTCCTTGTCGTTCTTGTGCTTGAGCCACACGATGGCCTGGAGCTGCTTGGGGGTGATGTGCTTGGAGGGGTCCTGCTCCTGCGAGTTGACGTGCCTGGTGGCGTCCAGCAGGCCCCGGTTGTAGACGTCGTACTCGTGGTCGGTGCTGGGGTTCTTGACCGCGTAGGGCTTGCGCTCCCACTGGCCGTGGGCCATGCCAGCGGCGCGCATGTGGTGGCTGTCGATCGTGCCGCCCAGGTCCTTGTTCTGGGTCCAGTCGCCGTTGGGGTGGGCGTAGTAGCCCTCCTCGTCGATCGGGGTGTCGTCGAGGATGTTGTCGTAGAAGTGGCCGATCTTGGGGCCACCGAGCACGTGGAACATGTGCGACACCTCGTCGGGCGAGTGGTAGAGGGCCTTGGCCTTCTGGATGTTGCCGCCCAGGGTGTTGATGCCCGAGGCCCGCATCGAGTACGCGGGGTCGTACGGACCCTTCTTGTTCTTGTCCTTGTTCCACGCATCGGCCTGGCGGGCCTGGTCCTCCAGCACCGCTGGCATGCCCTTGTGCTGGATGTTGTCCATCCACTCCTTGCGGGCGTCGGGGTTGTTCGCGATGTCGTGCGTTCCCGGCAGCCCCTTCTTGACGTTGGCCTTGCTCGCTCCCCACTTGCCCTGATGCAGATCGGCCAGCGCGTGCAGATCCTCGTCGCTCTCGGTGGGATCGCGACCCGTCTGTTTCCGGAAGGCGTCCAGCGGTTCCTGGGCGATGTGCGCGTGCTGCCAGTCGTGCTCGCTGTGGTCGGGGTCGTCGGGCCGGTATCCGAGGTGGAACTCCTGGGCGTGGTGGACGTTGTCGCCCCAGTCGGTCAGAGGGCTGAACGCGGCACCGTAGCCGACGGCCTTCTCCGGGCTGACGTCGTTGTCCTTGGCGAAGTTGTGGAACAGGTCGTGAGCGGCCTTGTACCAGAGCCGCCCCTTCTTCTTCTCGTCGTCGTTGGCGCCGTGGTAGTGGCTGACCAGGTTGCCGACCATGGCGTCGTAGTCGTAGGGGCGCGCGTTGAGGTGGCCCATCGGGTCGCGGGCCTCGTCCAGCGACGGGGCGGTCGGCCCGCGCTTGGTCCGTATCGGGTCGCCCGGAGCGGGGGACTGGATGTCGTAGGCGAATCGCAGGAATGGCGAGAGCAATTCGAATCGCTCGCGAGCGGAAACAATTCTTCGCGCCATTCCTACTCCTATTCAGAACAATGGCGGGACGCCACCGGCTTGTGGCCGTTGACGCCCCGCCATCACGTGTTCGGGTATCAAGCCTTGCGGAGCATGACGATGCCCCTTGGGTTGAGCACCGCCATTCCCACGAGTTCGTCCATGACCCATCCCTTGTTGAAGCGTTCCGTCTTGTTGTCCTCCTCGACGTCCAAGGAGTACATCACCGGGAACACCCCGAGGAACTCGGGCTCCGGCGTGAGGTACACCGTGCCCTTGGGGATGATGATCGACTTGCCGATCTGGAACTCGCCGAACTGCACGATCCGTTCGCCCGCGACCACGCTGTCCTTGAAGGCCCAGCCGGTCGTGTTGATGTCCCATCGGTACAGGTCACGGTACTCGGCGGGGTTGGCGAGCAACCGCGAGGAGTCCAGCAGACGCTGATCGGTGTAGGTGACCGCCGTGTAGAGATCGTTGGGCATGAGGTACGTGCCCGCGATGGTGATCTCGTTCGGGAGGGTGCCGGTGCCCGGCACTGCCGTGGTGTCGATGGTGCGGAACTGAATGGCCGCAGCCTCCAGCAAGGTGATCAAACGGCTGTCTTCCTGCCGCATGATCGCTTGCTTCGTCATGTCCTGCGTGTATTCCACGATGTTGCTGCGCAAGTAATACAGATCTTCCTTCTTGATCTGCGGGAACGACGCAATGCGGAACAATTGCACCTCGACGCGCTTGCCCTCGAATGGCGTGATCTTCACTTCGCCCTCGTTGCCGTGGAGCATGTAGGCCTGCCCCAGGTCGTCGAGGACGTCGTACTGGATCGGTACGCCGGGGGTGAGGGTGTCCTCCAGGAGGACGTTGCGCAGGATGCCCTGGTAGCGGAGCTGGAGCTGGATCGGCCCGATCATCGACTGGCCGAGGCGCTGAATGCCGCCGACCTTGTCGCTGAGGATGTGGGCCAACTTCGCCTGCTTCTCCTGCCGCGAGAGCTTGCGGTTGCCCAGGCGCTGCTTGGCCTGGACGATGTCGGCGACGTAGTCGTCTGATGCCTTGGAGAACCGACCGAGGCCGGATCCCACTGCTACGGGTAGAGGCATTAGGGGTTACCCACCAGACTGACGAGGATCTTGGTCGCGGAGATGACGTCGATCAGGACCGCTGCCGCATTACCGGCAGTGGCGCCGGTCGTGGTCAGCTTGCCCTGGGCGTTCGCCGTCAGGTACAGCGGGTTGGCCGCTGCCGCCGGACCCGACGTGGACGGCCAGGTGGCCGCTGTGTCGAATGCCGGTGCCAGCACCTCGAACTGCGACTGGTTGTCACCCAGCCACACGGTGAAGAGGTTGGTTCCCGTTGCCGCGACTTCGTCGATCCCGAGTACGGGCG